AAACAAAATATTATAATAAACTATATTTATTATGATATTTTTATTTTATTTACATAAATGCGTAAAATGACGCGAAGAAACAGCTGGTGTGTAACAATCCGTGCGATACAATATGATTTTCACAACACCATTGTTTATCAGAATAATATTGACTTAAATAGGCAGTTACAATCATGCATAAAAATAACAAACAATAAGATACATATACACCTTTGTATAAAAAGGTATATAATGCAAAAGCGATAATCGCAATTTTCGCAACGATTGCATCTATTTTGTGTATTTGTGAATGTTGAATCGGATTATACCAAAATAAGGTAGAACAAATATATACGAATACTAAACATGTCGCTAATACACATTCATTGAAATTTTTATTAGAATATAGTAAAAAAATAAGAAAGGATATTAAAAATAATTGCGCGGTGATGATTAAAAATTTATTTGTAAATATGATTGGATTCATATATTTATATTTTATAAAAAAATTTACACTATTTTTAACACTATTTTTAACACTATTTTTAACAGTACTTATATATATGGCGGAATTTCAAAATAATTCATCTGCTGCAATAAATAATTCCATTGTTATAAAAAATTACACATTTATATTTTTAAACAAATTTGTATATATTGACAAGTTATATGTGACATTAATTAGCCGAGAAAATGGAAGTGGGGACGAGAGAAAATTAATTTTTACTCGGTCAAAAAGCGAATGTGGTATGTGGCGTTTATGCATTTCAAACCCAGCTGATACCGGGTTAGGTTTTTATCTGCAAAAGGGGAGAAATTATAGCATGAGTACTTTTATTATTTTAGAATTACAATTTTTTTTAAATTCTATTTTAGATAGATTGGAAGATGTAACTGATTCCGAACATACCCCTTATAGAATTTGTCAAAGTCATTATGGTAATCGCGGTGAAACGATTGATTCTTTGTATCGGTCAATTAATGTAGGTGAATTTAATGAAAGTAATGATATAGTTAAGAAAGAAACAATTCAAAAAATAAATGATTATAATTATGATTCAAATTATGAAAATTTTAATCCGGTTTCCCAATTAGACCAATGGAAGTATAATAGTTTAAATACTGAAGAAAAAAAAAATTTGTGGCCGCAAGACAAAAACGAGAAAATTGTTGGTATGGATCGTGCTATTAATTTTGGAGATACAAATATAAAGGTGAATGGGTCAATATATAGCGTAACAATGCAGAAGTATGGGATTCTCATTACATTTTATTATATGATTTATTCATGCAATATTACGTTACCTGAAGATATTGCACAATATAATTCTACACAAAATCCGGATTATCAGTTTAAAAAAAAAATAGAGGGAATAAATTTTATAATTCCGATTTATGCTATTCCGCAAGTTGAACCTACAACACATGTTATGGACATCACTGGATATGGGTTGTACAATTTTTTTTGCGCATTCAGATATAATAATAAAGACCTTTCCTTTTCTAAAATATTGGAGTATATACAACAATGTAAAAATTATAATTCCAACGAGGCACCAACATGTACCACCGAATATAAATTTATGGGAAATGTTTATAACGAAATAGATATATTAAGCGACCTAAAAGACATGACGCTGCATACGGAAATAACAGAACAATCGGCTGGCAAAAAATCACGTAAAAGAAAACGCGACCCCAAAAATAATAAAAAACTTCAAAAAACCCGGAAAAAAAGAAAAATACAAAGAAAAATAAAAAGAAGAAAAATAAAAAATTAATTTCTATTATGTGATAGAGATTAATAGGGATTTATACGATATCATTTTTCTGCACAGCCTTTGGGTCATGGTCCCAGTATCCAAATTCCGTCATACAGCTTCCCATATATTCAAAATGTAAATTATTATCATTCAAATATTGGTGCCCATCCGATTCCACATTATCAATAATGCAAATTAACTCGTCTTCACATAAATACTCCACATATTCGCCGTCAAATAATAAATGACAATTATCATCTTCCATCGCTGAACACGCCAATTCAAATAAACAGAAATTGTCATTTTTCAGTATTTCTTTTGTGGAATTTCGTAAATGGGCTACAAATTTTTGTTTATCGTAAAATTGAACATTATCGGGTATATTGTGATTTGCATATTCTGCTGCCGGATTATATGGTTCTAGAATCGCCGGATTTAATATGAAAAAAATATGCGGTTCCAATATGTCTTCATCTGGTTTGTCTGACATTTATATTATAATTATATTATATCTTTATTTTCATTTTTTATAATTCCGAAATTGTTTAAATAACGTATATTGGTCTTTTAACTACATGAATCATTAGAAGATGCAAATTATTTTTATTGATGTAAAATCTCAGTCACGTGATTTGCGTTTTCAAAAGTTTTTTCGGCGAATCAAAAAAGGACATTATTTTTGTCCTTTTTTTTCTGGCCAAAAAAACTTTCAAAGTTAGAAATTGCATGTTTTGAGCAAACTGGGATTTAGAGCATAATGCTCTTAAACTGGTTTTCTTTTTTAAAAGAGTGTGATTGATAAGTTTTTTAATATTTATTTGGGAAAGGTTTAGACGTTTTTATCTGTATCCACTATATGGATACTTCGGATACCAAAAAAACGCATAAAAACGCACACCTAAATGCAAAATATTCTTGTACGCTATGTGGTTTCATATCCCACAATAAGTGCGACTATTCGCGACACATTGCTAGTCAGAAACATAGTAAAATCATTGCAATTGATACATTTGATACAAAAAAAACGCAAAAAAACGTTATTTCAAATTTTGTATGCATATGTGGTAATTCTTATAAATATAGCCAAGGTTTGTCAAAACATAAACAACAATGTAACTGGAACCCTGAACCAGTTTTACCGCAAGGAACTCCTATACCTGATGGCTCCACCAATCAAATATCGGGGGAACTTGTGATGGAATTATTGAAACAAAACAATGAATTCCGAGAACTATTAAAAGACCAAAATAAACAATTATTAGATCAAAACAAATATATCATTGAAAATCAAAATAAACATATCATTGAGTTAATGGAAAAAGGTATCGGAAACACGATAAATACAAATTGTACCAATATAACAAATAAGAATAAGTTTAATCTAAACATCTTTTTAAATGAGCAGTGCAAGGATGCAATGAATATTATGGATTTTGTGAATTCTTTACAACTGAAATTATCTGATCTAGAACGGGTCGGAGAACTCGGTTATGTGAAAGGGATCAGTCATATCGTATTAAATAAACTGAAAGACCTGGATATTTGTAAGCGTCCGATTCACTGCAGTGATTTAAAGAGGGAAACCATGTACGTGAAAGACGAAAACGCCTGGGAAAAAGAAAACGGAAAAAATGAAAAAATAACAAAAATGATTAAACACGTTGCGCATAAAAATCAGCGGCAGATAAATGAATGGCGACAAGAGAACCCAGAACATAAAAACCCGGAATCCGTTAAATGCGACAAGTATTTGGCAATCGTGAATCAATCTATGGGTGGTTCTACTGCAGATGATGATGAAAATAATTATAACAAGATTATTAAGAATATCGCAAAAGAGGTTATTATTGACAAAGAACACGAATAATTATTTTTATTACCAATATATCATATAAATCAACCAATTCTTTTATCTGATGTAAATTCTCAGTCACATGATTTGCGTTTTCAAAACTTTTTTCGGCTAATCAAAAAAGGACAAAAATAATGTCCTTTTTTCTTTGGCCAAAAAAACTTTCAAAGTTAGAAATTGCATGTTTTGGGCAAAAAGGGATTTAGAGCATAATGCTATTAATCTGGTTTTCTTTTTTAAAAGAGTGTGATTGATAAGTTTTTTAATATTTTTGCGGGGAAAGGTTTAGGGGTTTTTTCTTCGCCTATATTAAAACGAAGAAATGGCGAAACCCCTAATCATCAAAACCCCAAATTATGCATGCGAATTATGCAAGTTCATAACCACTAACAAAAAAGATTATAATAGACATGTATTGACACCAAAACACGCAACCGCGATGTTTAACGACGCAAACATATCCAAAACACCCAAAAAAACCCAAGACGCATCTAATGCATATTTATGTATTTGTGGCAAAGAATACAAGCATCAGTCTAGTTTATGGAATCATAAACAAAAATGTAAAATAAATTCTGTATCTAATAATACACCACTTATACTACAAGAAGCACTCGCTACTTCGGTAACCGATGGCTCCACCAATCAAATATCGTGCGAACTTGTCATAGAATTGTTGAAACAAAACAATGAATTCAGGGAACTTCTGAAAGACCAAAATAAGCAAATGATGGAGCAGAATAAATATTTTATTGAAAATCAAAATAAACAAACCATAGAGCAAAATAAACAAATGATGGAACAAAATAAACAAATGATGGAACTAGTCAGTAAAGGGGTTGGAAATACTATAAATTCAAATAATACAACAAAAAATAAGTTTAATCTAAACATCTTTTTAAATGAGCAGTGCAAGGATGCAATGAATATTATGGATTTTGTGAATTCTTTACAACTTAAATTATCTGACTTGGAAAGAGTGGGAGAACTCGGTTATGTCAAAGGGATCGGTCACATAGTATTAAATAAACTGAAAGCCTTGGATGTTTGTAAGCGCCCGATTCATTGTAGCGATTTAAAACGCGAAACCATGTATGTGAAAGACGAAAATGCCTGGGAAAAAGAAAATGGAAAAAATGAAAAAATTACTAAAATGATTAAACATGTTGCACACAAGAATCAACGGCAGATAAATGAATGGCGACAAGAGAACCCAGAGCATAAAAACCCGGAATCTGTTTTATGCGACAAGTATCTGGCAATCGTGAATCAATCCATGGGTGGATCCACCGAGGATGATGATATAAATAATTATAACAAGATTATTAAGAATATCGCAAAAGAGGTTATAATTGACAAAGAACACGAATAAAACAAGAATAATATAATTTTTCTAAAAAATATATTATTTATTATGCGTGTATTTTAAGCCCGACGAGTTCGTTTTCTTTGTTTCCTCTTCTTTGACATGCGATGTTTTGACCCACCTTTCATTGTTTTATGTACGCGCCGTCTCGTTTTTCTTTTTCTTTTTCTTTTTCCGCCTTTTTCGTCTCCTTCATCAATAGGGAGTCGTGGTGCAGACCTCGTTGGAGCAAACAAATTACTAGGCGGATTACGCCAAGTTCCAACCGTTCTTGGTGCCGGCGCAGACCCCAGGATACTTTGTGTCACCCTTCTTCCAGGCTCAAGAAGAAGGTCCGGGTTGATGTCATTTAAATTGAAGGATTGTGAAGAATCGCCGTTTTGTATCGCCAAAATTCTGGGTCCTTCTTCCGGTTCTTCCAGCGTCACTTCATTTATTTTCGGTATATAATTCATAATTTGGTCAGCTAATTTATTAATTACTCCATTTATAAGAGAAGAAGTTTTAGTATTCAAATAAATAGCACCTGCAATAAATAATAATGCAGATATATTTTTGGGGTTTTTCGCCGCGTTAATTATGAGTCCAAGATGTTTAATTATATTACACTGATGGTATGCTTTTTCGGGGTAAAACTTGTACAAAACACCAATGCAATCACCGTTCAGCATTTCCTCAATTTCGGATTCATTGAGTAATGTATGTTCATTTATTCCTCTATTTATGAAATATGTTATTGTTAGACCAATAATTAAATAAATCACGGTTACTATATTTTCTTTTGTAATTGCTCCACCCTTCATCCTTCTTTTTCCTTTACCCCCGATTTGGCATTCCGAAAGTTTTTGTTTTATATCATATCCGGTTTTGGCATGAATTAGGTTAAATGCCTTTTCAATTTCTTCTTTGGTAGGACACACATCCATAATTTATATAATAAATATATATTATAAATAAAAATAATAATAATGAAAAATGATTATTGATTCTAAAAGGTATAAAAATAATATAAAAAGTATAAATATAAATATAATTATGGCTTCCAAACAGATTATTGAATCGTTTGCAAATCGCGAAGAATTTCTAAATCTGTTAAAAGTAAATCCGGGTCTAGTTATTATTAAATTGGGCGCCACTTGGTGCGGACCTTGCAAGCAAATCGCGCCCGTGGTGCATGCTTTTTTCGCGTCTTCCCCAAAAAATGTGGTATGCGCTGATATTGACGTGGATGTCAGTTTTGATTTATATGCTGTTTTCAAGCAAAAAAAGATGGTAAATGGTATTCCGGTAATCATGGTTTTTAAAAAGGGTAATGTAAGTTTTATTCCGGATGATACGGTTACGGGTTCCGGTCCTGCAGAATTGGACGCGTTTTTTAAACGGTGTGGATTGCATCTAAAGAATGTTTAAGCGGAAAGCGAAGCGAAAAGCGGAAAGCGACTGA